TGTGCTTAAATTTAAATCCTCTTTTAGCCATGAAACCATAGCATAATCAATTGTTTCTATAGTCGATCCTAACATTCCCACCGCCTGGAGAGTGACGGTGCGCTCGCCGCTGCTTCCTGTGGGAATCATCGCAAAATCAAAATTATCAGGTAGCATCGAATAGTCCCTTTCTGGCTCTCTTACAAACCGCAGAAATCTCAAAACTATGATCAACTTGTCCAAATAGCTTTTGTGGCTCAGATAGCTTTACTATTTCGTAAAAAAAATCGCCATATAAGACAAAATCGCCCTCACGAACATAAAGATTTTGATCTTCTGTTAGCCTTCTTCTGTGAAAATGAATAGAAATTTCCCAACTTTTATCAATGCCGGCGCCTTCCATATATTCAGTAACATAGTCTGTAAATTCAACTAATGCATATACTCTCACTGGGGGCAAATATGTTTTTTCTATTGCTTCTCCATATAGTTCATGAAAATTAGTAGTTTCTAAATCAACAGGATAATAAAGAACTTGCTGGCCAATAATTTTTTCTATTAATTCATCATTAACCTGTTTTACAAGATCTCGCTCTTTTTTTCCTAAAAAGAGGGGAGGTGGTGGTGCGGGTGGTCTTTTCCATTCATCGGCCATTCTCTACTTTATCCTACAAAAATTGGTAACGGGGAATATTTAAATGTTTCTGCTGCGGCCGTAGCCTTTTCTTGATCTTGCTTAATTAATGCTGTATATTCCATTTCTTTCAACATTTCAGCTAGTTTGTCTTTTAGTGCTGTTTGCTCTTCTTTAGCCTGCGCAAGAAGTTCAGCATGATTTAATGTAACAGTTTCTCCGGGTATCGGCATTGTAGTAAATTTACCACGAATTTGTCCTAACATTTCCTTACAAAGGGCTAAACAATATTTTCTAATCCACTGTTTTCCTATTGCATTAATATTATTATAGGGAAGATTGTCAAAAGGAATTGTGTTGATATTATTAACCCCGTCGATACTTCCTGTATAATCCTGTGTTGCATCCCAAGCATTTCCATCAATATAAAACTTAACCCAAATTCTATCTTGCTCGTCAAATCCCCAATAACTAGGAGTCGGAAAAAGTCGCAATTGATTGTCTATTAATTCATAAGAATAATGCGAGGTTCGTGTGTAAATCGAGTCTTCATACATAATGGCCTGTAACTTGTTTTGCCACGTTGGAATAATCTCAAAAGTAGAATCATCTGCAAACTGGCCATAAGTAGAATAATTGCCAACAACGCCTACTCCTCCATAGTAGCCATAGAAGCGCCACATTGCTCTAGGAGACTTGTAAAAAACTTGTGTGACTGTCACCCTTTTATCATTAACTTTCCCGCTAAAACCGACTGCATTGCCGCCGTCATCTTCACCAGAGTCGGATGCATCCATAATAATTTTCTGTAGGTCATAATCTTGTATATCTTGCTGCGGGGAAAAGGATGCCGAATATTCACGAACAGTGCCGCCCACGCCGGCAACCGATGATAGCCCTTGACCAACTTTCTTAGAATATGCCATTTGAAATCTTGGATATTTTAAATTAACACTATCTGGGCCCGTTTTTTTGTCGCCTTTATGATCAAATGTACCGGTAGCGTTCCCTAAAACGTCAGAAAGAACATTCTTGCCCTGATGAAGATTAATAATATATGAATATTCCAGAACCGCCTCTTCATATGCTGCATATACATTATTTGGTGTTAATTCAATGTCTACAACATCACCACCAAGCTTCTTATAAATATATGCTACCTGAAGTGCGGCGCCGCTTAGAAAATCAAGGGAGCCTGTGTAGATACCAAAGGGTACTGCGGCAGCCACTAATCCGGCGCTGCCGGTTGAAGTTAAAACAATTGCGCTTGTTTCTGACGAAGGACTAAGGTTTGTTGGCATCTATATGGCTCTCCTGCTGTAAATAGTTCTGATAAAACAAAACCCCCAGACAAGCTAAGGGCTGTTTTAGAAAGATTAAGTTATTTTATGCAGAAGCTTCGGTTATTGTCTTTTTTGTCGACCTTTTTCTGGATGTGGAGGGCTTCTTCTTTTTTGGTACGGCCGTTTTCTTCGCCTTTGTTGTCTTGGGTGGTGTATTAGTTACGACTTCAACCACTTCGGGCGACACTTCTTCAATTGTTTCGGTTTCGGCAGCCGCCTGTTGTGCTAAAAGTTTGACTCGGGGGTGTGCGCGGCGTTTTGCGGCAAACTTTGCTTTAGCTGAGTTTAATCTTCTTTTCTTTCCCATGAGGAACTCCTTGGTTATATAATAAATAGTGTCTATTTGACAAAACCGAAAATCTCGAAAAATCGCCGGCGGTATTTTTCGGCAGATCGGTGTTTTTATACCTAATTCTCAAAAAGAAAACCCCCAACCTATTGGAAGGGGGTAAAACTTTAAAGGTTTATTTTATAGCTTGATAGCTGTACGATTACTCAAGGTTTAACCCTCAAGGTTTAACCAAATAACACTATTATCAGTGTTGCCATTAACAACCATGACTGCTCCGAGATTTTGGAGAAGATCATCCGTTGCGGGAGCGACACCACCGGCGGTGCCACCGGACCGGACAGCGTGATTGCCCAGAACTACAGTTCCAACAGTAAGAACAGAACAGGGTCCGCTCACTTGAACCCAGCCGTAATAATCCGCTGTCATATCTATAACGGTAACACCAACAACAGGGCCGGTTTCGGCGGCTGGAGCCACAACAAGGTCATTGTATGGCGCAGTTATTAAGTCAGCTTTGCTGGATGTAGTTACTGCAGTTACTACCTTGTCATACAGCTTAAGCGTGCAGGTGGTGGATACGCCGGCATCGACGGCAGCATGTGATTTGATTCTCATAAGCTGGCCTTGGCCGGCACCATCATTAATGTGAAGATAGCCTTCTGCATACAGATTCTCAGCAGCATCAGTGTCGCCGCCAAATGTTACAGGCACCGACGTTAACCCAGCGGCTACACCAGCTTGCACAGCCATGTCGCGGTGGTTAGCGTTAACAAGCGGTGCAGCTTGTAAACACTTGCCAGCAGTAACAGCGGTTCCACCGATACCTGCATAGCGAAAAATTCTATCTCCATAATGAAGCAATGTGCCAAAGTCAAAATGCTGTGTTGCAGACTCCGTAAAAGGATCTGCTGCACCGGCACCGCCGGCGAGTATGCCTGCTCCACCATTCTTCCCTACAACAACTGCAGTAGGGCCTTGAGCGCCAACGCCGCCGGCGACTTTTCGAAGCACCAAATTCTGAGATGTGGCGTTCTGCCAGTTAATATCCCTCTTTAAATTCTCCATTAACGCCTCAATTCTCGCGAGGCCTATTCTTTTTGTTCCCATAGTTAAAAACCCTCCTTTTATAATCATGTCCCTGTATTGATCTGTTTCGACAATACTAGGGGATAGCTCAAAGTCTACCCGATAACTAGGTTGTGAACTCTCGTTCACCTGTAAGTAGTTCTACATAAATGAAAGCCCCCATCATATGATGGGGGCTTTACATATATTTGCTAGTTAGCTAGAATTAGCTAGTAGCGCCGGCTTCACCAATAAGTCCGCGAACGACAACTAGGCCGTACATATCGGGACGTACCATCTTCTTGGCATACCGAGTCATCACGCCCTTACGGGGCACGAAGTCTTCAGGGCCAAAGATAGTGGGTGTAGTCTGCAGTGGCACGTAAGGTGCGTACACGTATCCGCTTTCAAGGAAAGAGGAACCGCGACGACCAACGAGAATCACGTTTCGCAGGAAGTAGGGGTCAACAATGACATCAAACTTCTTAGAAAGTGATCCAACCTTAACGGCACCAACGCTACCCTTCTCATCATCGTGAGTAACAGAAGCACGGAATCCCGCAGTGAACTCAAGGAGATTAGCGACTTCAGGTCCGCAAACCAGGAAGTTAGCTCCACCTCGTAGAGTCTTACGATGGATCTGTGCAGAGACATCGTTGATAGTTTCAACAAGCGTCTCATACCACTCACTCACAGTACCGGTGAAATCGGGAGCAGCAGAGCTAGCGCCAATTTCCAGGCCGGTTGTACGGTTCACAAAGAGACCGGGAGAGCGTGACCAGTAGAGTGTACTAGCAGTTGCACCATTAATAAGATCGGTAAGGATCTCACGGTCAATCTCAAGAGCAATTTGCTCAGAGAGAATGCTTGTCAACTCAACTTCAGCATCAAGGTTGTGGTATGCGTTAAGATCTTGTCCCAACTCAGGAGTCCACTTAGCCTTGAGCTTCTTGGTCATAGCAGTAATCGCCACGGAATCAACCTTGATGTCGATTTCGGGGATACTCGGCTCGGCTTCCAAGCCCCACACAGACGTACCAATGACGGAACCCAGTGCACCACCAGCCGTAAGATTATCATCCAACGGAATGGTAAGGTTGAGAGCATGTGCAGAACGCGTAATGGCCATGACACTATTAGAGCTACCATTGTTTAATGGAACAGTACCACTAACATTTGCGAACACAAGGTTAAACCTGTATCCGCTCTTGCTCGGATCTTGGTTAGTACTACCACTAGCAACCTGCGATAGACGACGTATAAGTGTGACATTCGCATCGAAGATATTGTGGCTGCTTGCCAACATTTGAATTGCAACTAAATTATCAACATCTAGCTGCTCTAAATTACCGCCAGTTCCACCAGAAAGCTCAACCACACAAACACTGGAGCCAGAAAGGTCGACGTCATACTTTGTAAGCTCGTCGAGTTTTCCTTGATTCGCAGCATTTAATGGGTTTGCGCCAGCGCCAGGGGTTGCCCCAGCAGTACCAGAAGCCACCATAACGGCGCCTCCCAATGAGATGGCAGTCACAGAACCAGTTGGTGAGGAGTAACCGTTGTTAAGTCCATAAGGACCAGCTTCAACGCCACTACCTGTGAGATTCACACCACCGGTGATTTCCTTACCTACTCGGCCGCCACCATAAAGCGACTCTTCGCCATCGCCACCATAGCCCAAGCGGGGTAGCCCGGGGCCATTACTGGAGACGGTGAAATCCAGGAAGAAGATGAGACCCGAGGGGAGACTCATCGGTTGAACGCTAACGAGATCGTTTGCGATCAATCCCGCGAAAACACGACGGACAATGGGGAATGCGACGGCTGCGAAACCTTCGACATCTCCACCGGCCATGGTAGAACTTTCACGGAGAAGCTCTTTTGCTTGATTTTCAAGCAAGCGAGCCATAGATTGGCGAGTGCGGCTACTCTCCATGCCTTCAAGAAGACCTGTGCGCTCCCACTTTTCTAATAATGCATGCCCTTCAGCCTGCATATCACGATTGACAATACCTTCTGTCAATCTTTCAACTATACCAGCCATTTTAAATACCTCCTATGTTAATGTATTTGTATTAATTTTACTTAATACCTGCTAGTCTTTTCATCCTCTCCGCTAACGGATCGGATGATGTGCTCTCTTGACGAGAAGCACGAAGAACAGAAGTACGCTGACGACCAAGTGCTTCGTTCAGTGATTGTGGTTCTCTCCTTGGAGAACTCCCCACTGTACTTTCTAGCGTGTGATATATTGTCTTTGCTTCTGTTACTGAACCAGCTTTCGAAATAGCGTCGGCAATTTTTGATCTTTGCCGCTCATTTAGGGAGGTATTTCTTAAAACACGGTTCGTGTAAAGCAAGCGAGCATTAGAAAGGTTTACCTCTCGGGTAGCCCCTTGTAACTCTTGTACTACTTGCTTATGTTGTTCAAGCGACTCTGTGAGTTGGTTATTTTCGAAAACCAACTCTTCTTGAGCCTTCTTTAAAGTCTTTAATTCTTCTTCGACATCAGTGCTGCGTCGATGGGCTAATTCTTGTTCAATCTCCCACTTCATATCATATGAAGATCGTCCTGCCCAACCAGAAAGGGAGGCACCCATATCGACAGTAAGCTTTTCTACAATAGCATTTATCATGTCATCGGAAATGTCTAATTCTTCTTCGAGATTAGGGCTCATTTTGGCTGAAAATTCTTCGGCCTCGCCTTCTTCTTCGGCGCCAGCGGCTTCGCCAGCATAACCCTTAGATTCATCAGGTTCGCTGCTAGCATCACCATCGTC